CTGACCCCAATAGATGTCATTGTTTGCTGCTCCTTGTCCCCAATCGCCTTGTATTCCCATTCTCTCCTAAATAACTTTTTAGCTTGACAATGTTGCTCGGCTTCGGTTTGTAGGTGTCTTTTTTCTTTAAAGTACCCATGATGCGAAATTTGCATCAGTATCTGGAAATACATCCGAATTGCTATTCTGGTAGTATTCCGGAAACTGCGCTTGGTTGTAACTCATGTAAGTAATAAAACGATCCGTGTAGTATTGAGCAAGGTCTCTTGCCTTTCCCACCAGATAGTCAACCTCTACTTTCTCTGCCGTAGTAGAGTTCTCCGAATTGTGCTTGAACACCCCTCCGTTGCCGATCGTGTAGGCCGCAAACGGCAGATATTCCACCATCGCCCAATGAATGAGCATAGGCTGAAGGTAGGTGTTTACCAGAGTCAAGTACGAACCGGACAGAGTACCTGCGATGATCTCATTGCTGATCTTATCGTATAACTTGGTTCCGGTGTAATTCTGGATGTGTATCTCCTGTGCGATCTTAATAAACTGAATGAACTTGTCTGTGTCGACATTACCGCCAATAGCGGTATTCCGCACCAGATCCTCTCGTTTAATCCATAAAGCAGTTGCCATTATCGTAGATGTTTTGGTGTTTTAGGGATTCCGTGTGCTTGAGCATACTCCGGTGTGTAACCTGAATAGTCCATATCCGCAGGTCGCTTCGCTACATCCTTTGGGTTTGTTACCAGATCGACTCCTGCTCTCTTCGCCTGATTTACCGATACCTCTGCATTAGGGTTACCTACATCTGGCGTTACGCCTTCTGCTTTTGCAAGGTATGTTTTACGCATCCAAAAATGCTTGCATCGTGCACCGCCTTTGTATAACCAGATTGAGTAGGTAGCAGATCCACCCTCTCCGAATCCTGCATTCACCGACTGACCTCCCATGCGCTCGATGTCCTCCTTTCGGTAGACCTTTCCTGCAGCGATCATTTTCTTGCAAAAATCACGACTCGTACTCTGCGTAGATTCCGGAGAATAAGAATACCGGATCTTGTACCTACGTCCTTCATCCGTGATTCCATCCTGACTGCTCTTCGCATTCGGGAATGCACTACCTGTTGATGCAAACGCATACTTGCTCAATGCCTGTTCTGCTTCGTAATCAACCGGGCGCTCGTCAACGAGTTCCCACTCCTCTTCGTTAATTACTTCGCCTAATTGCTCCAACTCATTAAACGCAGCATTGAAAAATTCCTCTGATGCTTCTACCGGAACGCAGTTAGGTACTCGCTTTCCATCCTTGGTCTTGAACCCGATCATCTCGTAGCCCTCCCAGCATGGCTCCTCAAGATTGACTGCACTCAACTTTACTCCCGTTTCCTCTTCACGAGTCTCTGCATCCATCGGTGTTTCGATGTCTTGCGTGAACTCCAGAGGTTGCAAGGTCTTGAAGTAGATATTCAATCGGAGGTCATTGTAAGATAAAATCTTCTCCAAGGCATCGAGGATCACCTCCTGCATCGGGCGGATCACGATATTGTCAAACAAAATAGATGCCGTCTTCAACTCATCCGCATTGTTTCCAAGTCCCGACTGGTCTTTGATACCAAGAAGCATCGGTGAGGTGATGCGGTGAGCAACCATCAGTTTCTGCGTGGACTCTGAAGAGAGGAATTGGTATTGGTTATGAGCATCCGACAACTGCACCGGATCAATGGTAGCAGCTAATTCCTTGTTGTCATTAAAAGCAAGGATAAACTTGCCAGCATTAGATGATCCGCTAAACTTCTGGGCGATCTGCATCTCGATCTGCCTGCGCTCCTCTTCGCTTGGTACTCCATTGTTGAAGTTGATCATCATGCTCGGAGCAAGGCCATTCTGCACATTGTTGATGTGGTAGTTGGCGATCTCCTCTTCTAATTCTGCATACGGCAGACCTCCTTGGTAATCGACAGGCGAGTAGTAATAGAATCCTGCTCGGTAGGGCTTCACGTAAAGGATCTCGATCCCCTCTTTGCTTGTACCAAATGCTGGTATACGCACAGGCTGCTCTCTGCGGCTTGCTACATCCTCCCATGACTTCGCATAGTAGTATCCTTCGACCTCTCCCTCTTCATTGCAACGCTCTGCACGCAATGTCTCGACAGGCAGGTGATGCACCTCCGTGATCGTGTTATGATCCACAGAGTAAATGATCTGGAAAGCACACTGCCCCATCATCTTGTAATCGGCTACTGCTCTGCGAACCGTGTCCTTGGTCAACAGACCACGCATAGCAGCATACTCGCTTGGTTTACGAGCAGAATCCGTAGCATCCAGACCTTTGCCGTAAATAAAGTCAATTACGCCATTGATCAGGGCGTTGTTGGTTGGTGATCCATTGTACCGATCGATCAGGTACTGAAAGTAATTGTTGTCCTCTCCGTATTCAACCCAATCCTTGCCCTGCACCTCCTTGACTACCGGAGTAGTGTAAGAGGATAGATTCACTACGTGAACTTTAGATGATGATGTAGTCATTGTCGTATGTTGTTTCCTCGGTGTATACTCCAGCGTTTACCGTGAACTTCGGGTAATCAGTTTGTGAAGTTACGAATACTCTGTCCCTGTAAATTAGATTTCCCGAACTAAAAACCTTCAGTCCATAGAACCGATTAGTCACGAGCGAGAAAGTCCCTGTAAGGGTCATAAAACCATTCGCAGAGGCAGCAGTCACCGCAGGTGTTGCCGTTGTGTTTGTTGATTCATCAATCAGCGCAATCGTAACGCTCGCAGGGAACGAACGAGGTATAATTGTAATCGATTGAGGCGAAGCCGATACTTGTAAAATATGCATCTCAAGTAAATAACCGCAGAGAAAGTTTTTGTCATAAAAAAGGGGGCTTTCGCCCCCCTCTCCATCCATTTGCGCCATTCCGTTCAATAGCACAAGACAAATATACGTTACGAATTCGTACCTACAACAATCGTGTCGGTAGCACTCGCAAGTCCTGCAAACGGATTCGCAGTCGTAGCACCTGCGATGAAGTTAGCAGGAAGTTGCTCCTGTGCCTCCATTACAAGCGTGTAACCGGACAGATCACCCATAGCAGCACCCGTTACGATAGTGCCTCCGGTAACCTCTGCTCCGTAGTTCTTACCCATCAAGAAGGCATTGCCATTGTAGTCCTGTACGATTACGTAAGGGCGACCATAGGCAAGGAGTTTCAATTCCTTGTTGTCCTCTTTGGTGAGTTTAGTCAAAGTCAGGTTCAACGTCTGCGTGAAGAAGGTAGTACCATTCTCACGGCTTGAGTTGAAGGTCTGCTCAAAAGATGAGTTGCCCTTTACCAGATATTGGTAAGCAGAGAACGTACCGCTAATGTCGGTAACCTCATCGTTGGTTAAAGTGATAGTGCCGAGATCGCCAAAATCAACAAAGTAAACAGCATAAATACCGCCTACTACGTCTTTACATGGTACTGCACGCCCTTTAGTTAAATCGCAAGCCATTGTTCGTTTTTTGAATTAAAAAAGGGGGCGGGGCAGAACCCACACCCCCTCGTGGTTTAACTTATGTAACCGGATTAAGAGTAGAGAACTACGTCAGTTCCGATTCCGTACTGAACACCTGCGAAGAAGCGCAAGATCACACGGATGTTGTCCGATCCATCGAGGTCAGCCATGTCAAGGACACGCACCTCGTTGCGCTCGTTGAGCAGTCCGGTACCGAAGTACAGGTTGCTTGATTGAGCAGCTACCATCTTGTTAGAAGGCAGACCATTCACCATAGCAACACGGATGCCATCGAAGAACAAAGGCTCAGAGCCGTACCACATGGTTCCCTTGTTGTCAAGACCATTAGCACCAAGACCTGAAGCACCGAAGCCACCCAAAGCACGAACGTAGGCTTTAGCCACATTCTGGGGAACGTAGATGGTCAGATCCTCTTTGCCGTAAAGGGCAGCAGGAATAGCGTCTACAACCTTGCCAAGTTCCGTGATTACATTGCTTGCAGTTACCGTGGTAGCGGTTACGTCAACAACGTCAGAGTCAGCAGTCATCAAAGACAAGAAGCCAGAGAACTCACCGGCAGAGGCAGCGTTGCCATTCCAGATGTTCTGCTCGATCTTCTGGGCAGTCTTGGCAGCTACGTGAGCGATCAAGAAGTCAGCGAACGAAGCAGGGATGCTATCGTAAGCAGAGAATCCCATTTGGCCACCGATCCATGAATCGTAGTAGTCCTTCTTGCAGAGTTGCAGGTTAACCTGAAACGGCTCAACCTCAAGAACTCGGTCGGTCAAGGTCAAGGTAGACGTAGCAGCAAAGTCGCAAGTAGCGTCTTTTACGATATCGTTGGTATTAACCTTTTGAAGGGTGGTTTTGAAGTTTACGTTCGGCAGGATCTCAACGAGTCCTTTGTCGAGCGTGTCGGCGCTCAACAAAGCAGCAGAGATGTACTTGCTGGCAAATTGACCAGCGTAGTTGGTAGTGATTGAAGTGGTCGTAGCCATTTTCTGAATTGATTATTTGTTAAGACGTGCAAGGACTCGGTCAATCGCCTTTGAAGGGCGGTTAAATTCTACCTTGTTGACTTGCTTTTTTTCGGGGTTGTGTTTGATGGGTTTGGCAGCGCTCTGTGAAGAAAACTTCTGCTCTACGGCAGCCATCTCCTCTTTTTTGGCGTATCCACCCATCTCCTCACGCATTGCTTTCATTTCCTCACGCATCATTGCAACCTCTTCGATCACTTTCGCAATCGCATCAGCCAAATCAGCAGCAGGCATTTCCTCTTTTACTTCGACTTCTGCGAGTTCGGTAGCAGGCTCTTCAGCAGAGGCCTCAACCTCTACTTCAACCTTTGCTTCCTCTTCAGCACCAGCCTCTTTAATTTCAGCGATTACTCCCTCTTCAGAGATCACAAGGATGCGACCATCTGCAAGCAAGTGCTCACCCACAGGAGCAGGAACACGATCCTCGCCACTAATGACGAAAACCTCGTTGCCCGCTTCAAACATTTCAGCCTCAAGAACGGCTCCGTTCTCAAGGGTCATTTGCTCGAATTTAACCTCACGAACGGAGGCCAACTCGGCAAGGATGCGGTTTAGGATATTATTTGCTTTCATATCTAATTAAATAAAAGTGGTTAAGTGATTTGTTACATTTTTACAAGTCCTGCCATAGCGTATTGGTAGCCTCCCATCGTGTGTTTATGGTCTGCCACTCCTCACCTCTGATCCGGACACTAATCCCCTGACCGACCAGAGATCCGATGCCTTGTGCTGGGAGTGATCCATCGCAACATGCTCTGGAGTATTTATTGTCCTTGCACAAGCATCCCCGATTACCGCCTCTTGGTGAGGCTACCGGGAGTCTTTGTCTTCTGATCATATCTCGCCAAGTTCCTTTAGTTTGGATGCTGCCCAGCGTTTACCCGCAAGGCCTCCCCATAGTAAGTAACTGATCGTGCCGCAAGCATTCATGTCATTCTCATCGTAATACTCCTCGGCTCTTGACAGGTACGAATGCATCCGTTTGATGGTCTCCACGCTGATGGGTTTTCCTTGAGCCAACTGCTGCGCTCTCACCTTTCCGACCGGAGTAGCACACTTGTTGTTGTTTTTGTCATTCAACTCAATCCCACGCTTCGCATTGTTACGGACTCCAGATGGGTAGTCAGAGTATGATTCCATCTCTACCCTCTTGCCCGACTTTTTGCGACCATCTCTCTTAATGATCCCCACGATCTGCGACAGAAGTAGAGCAGCCTCTTGCTCCTCGATCTTCTCCAATTCCTGATTGCTGAAGTTCATCCGATCCACAAAGTACCCTTCGATGCTAAATCCTTTGACCTTTCCCGTCTTTACCCATCCGTCCCAGATCTCCGGATTGTTTACCTTCATCGAAACCATCCACGTGCCTACGGGCAGATCAAACCCGTACTTGCGACTCTTGTCATGGGTTTCATCCTCAATTATCCACGACTCCACCACGGTGAGTCCATTGATTCCGACCTCATGCTCCAAGGTGGCATTGTTCTGCTTGGCTTTCTGGAAAAACAATTCGCTTGCTTTCCGGATAGTACCCTCGCTGAAGTAAACGTAAAATTCGCTCTCTCCATCCACTCGGTAAATGGGTTTATTCGGAACAAGAGCCGCCCCCATGAGGATTCGCTTCTCTTCATTCTGCGTTGCAAATTCTACCCTCTGCGAATTCAGAGCGATAAAGTCCTCCTCAATAGCAGGATGTTCTACCAGAGAGATAGCATCGATGCCTGTCAAGGCCATCGACTCGTCAAGTATTAGTTCAATTAGTTTCATTATCCAAATGTTGCGGTTCGTACTCGTTGGCGTTGTAATTGTTGTGCCGTACTTACATCTTGGCTGACCACATAAGCACGAATCGGTTGCTGGAACTGACCTCCGATGCTTTGAGCAAGTTGGTTGATTCCAGACTGCCCCACCACATTGAATTGCGGAGCGACAGATTGAGCAGTAGGTGTAGATACCGGAACGCTTGGTGCTGCACTACTTGCTCCCGGTTTTGCACTATTGATGTTCCGGATAGATGCTGCCGCAGTAGCAGCGAGAGCAGCCAACTGAATGCCTCGGTTTATTGATCCGAATGGTTCCGGTAAAGATGTGCTGCTTTTGAAGATACCGACCGCTGCTTGCGCTGCATCGATAAGCACATTAGCTGATGCAACCGCCTTACTTTCTCCGAATAGAGCAGTAAGAGCACCCTGAACTGCATCAATGCTTTGGTTTACCATTGCAGCCTTTGCTTCTGCCGTAGCCTTGTCGATAGCCTTTTGAGCATCAGCAGTCTTCTTGTTGATGGCAATGATCTCATCGTTCATCTTCTGCTCCAGAGCAAGACGCTCTTCGGCAGACAATTCATCCAACTGAAGCAAAGCGAAATACTTGTCCCGGACTGCATTGATCTCTCTCTGCTGATCCGTGAGCAACATGTCGTAGGCCTTATCTAATGCCTCTCCCTGTGATTTGTTAAATGCATCTAACGCATCTTGCTCGACCTTTTTTAACTCCTCTGCTGCTTTTACCTGTGCATCAATCGCATCCTGTTGTTCTTTCCTTAATGCCTTGACCTCTGTTCCGAGTCTGCGTTTACGAGCAATGCTTGCCGTTTCCAATTCCTGAACACGGGCTTCAGCTTCTGCTACCTGCACGAGTTGATCTTCGGATGCCTCACCTATTGCAACCTGTGCTTTTAATGCGGTTAATCGCAGTTTCTGCGTCTTGATCTCTTGGTTAGCGACTGACTCTTCAAGTGCTGCCGCACGCTCTACTGCTGCAATCCTCTCCTCGGTACTCTTCGTAAGGTCATCTGCGATAAATCGTGCCTCTTGTATCTGCTTGTTGGCTTTTGCACGTTGCACGATCAGGGCTCTCTCCGCATCCTCTGCATCATTCAGCAATGCAGCGACTCTTGCTCCCTCACGACCAGCTGCAATCGCTGATTTCCCGAGTTCTGCAAGAGCATCGATAGCACCTCCCACCTTATCGGTTACGTTCTCCACTCCAAGAGTTACCTTGCCTACCGCATCAGCCGCAACCTTTCCGGCCTCCTTAAACTCACCACTAAAAGCAAGGCTAATAGCCTTACCCAGAGCAGGTAGTAACTCAAGCATTCCCTCAACTCGGTTCGTAATGTTATCCTTGATAGCATTTCCGAAATCGATCAGCGCTTGCTTGGGATCGCTAAACGCATTAAACAGGGTTTCTCCAAGGGTAACGAGTACATCCGTCAGTTTACGTGCTACGCCACCGATAGCGCCCATAACTACCGCCAAGGCATCTCCACCTCTCTCGGTCTCCTTAAAATACGCTACAAGCGATGTTACGGCTACGAGCAACGCTCCCAGACCCGTAGCAATGATTGCTCCCTTCAGCGTGGTGAATGCAGATACCGCACTCTTTACCCCACCCACTAAACTTTTGAACGCAGATACTGCACCTCCGGTACGCTTATCTAACGCCTCGAGTCCATCCTGAATAGCATCATTGGCCTCTGTTGCTTTCGCTTGGGTTTTCTCTGCTGCAATGCCAACGGCATTAAGGGCTGCAATGGCTTGGGTTGCATCCCCTGTGATTGTAATTACTTCAGTTGCCGCCATTGTAGCCTAATGTATTCGTTCCAGCCTTCCGGTAGTTTATTCTTGCCCTTTGCGATCTCAATGTTTTCGCCATGACCTATCCAGTCATTAGCATTCAAGAGTTCAATCAAATAACCTAAATACGTCTGCTTCATACTACGTTCAATAGTTCGAATGTTGCTTTGCCTGTGGTCATATTGATGTTAGCAGCATTCACAATGTACTTCGCATTATTCCAGATGACCGGATTCTGCAGATTCATCGTGATGATCTTTCCAACAGGTAAAACTGCATCCACCTCATATACTCTTCGCTTGCGGTTGTAAAGGTCGGTGATATAGTCAACCCATTCCGTGTTGTAAAGGCTCCTGTTTACCGATTGCAGATGGTATGGATCAATATCCGCACCGAAGCAGATAGAGTACGAAGCACCTGCGCTTGCATATCGGTTTGATGTATTGGCATACCAAGCGATGTCAACCCTTTCGTGGCTTCCGTCTGAATTCACAAATGTTAGAGGGTTTGCACTTATGTCGTAATCAGCAAAATACCCATAGAACAGGATAGGTGCGCCCAAATATGTGTTAAACGTCCCATCTTCGTTTGCTTCATTTGTAATGCTCTTGTAAACGAGTACGTTAGTTAATGTGCTTGTATGTAGGTCAGTAAGTCTCTCAAACAATGGACATTCAAACGGCACTTCGACAATAAACTCATCGCCATCAAATCCAAAGAAGTTACGCAGATCACCGAATCCCTGATTGTTTGTGCGTTGGTATTGGTATCCGAGTATCTGTTGCGTTTCTTGGTACTTGAATTCAATCTCTCGGTACAATGGTGGTCGGTTTACCGTGTACTCCGTGATGTCAAAGTAATTCTGGTAGTTCTGATCGGATCCTGCTGCGTACCAATCATCCAGAGGCTGAAGCAAGAATGATGTAGACGTGGTGGGCACAATTACCATGTTGTACATCTTCAGAATTCCAGCGAGAAAGTCCTTTACCTTGATTTCAGGCATCAAGTCTTGAATGACAACCTGAAACGAATATGTTGCAGATAGAGTCTGGTCTACCTCAAATCGCTTGGTACTTGTACTTGCGTCAATTGCCTCATAGTCATCAACTCGGTAGTTAAACGACACGGCAGAGGTTGGTCTGATATACAACTGAACCGCATCACCGGAATAAAAAGGAATGCCGATGAAGGTATGAGTTATTGATGAAGCGGGGTGAGCATCGTATGGGATTGATGAAACCAGTTGGCCATTCTGGAATAATCCGATCTCGTATGCTGCGTTTACGTTTGTGATAGTAGCCTCAACTTGGTACACATCCGTGTCAACCACATTCCATGTTTCAGTAGTAAGGTTGAACTCCGTGCCCCCACCTGTGGTCCGGTTAAAGTTGATCAACTGCCATGCAATCGGGGTACTGCTGTCGAACATGTAACCCTCTGTGCGGTGTAACCAAAGCGACAGGTCAACAAACGGAGTGGCAGACAAAAATGAGCCCGTAAATGTTATTCCGTATTTTGCTTCAATAGCATCAAGGATAGCCGTAACCTTAATAGCAGGCTTCAATTCATAGTAACGAATTCCTCGCCTTCCTGCTCCTCCCGAATGGTGAGCAATGTTATTGTCATTGTCTGCACCCATTCCGGATCCGCTTTGGTAAAACCAATTCTTAACCGGACTCATCAACGGATAAAACACCGGAGCATAAGTATCTGTGGTCAATCGATCGAATATAGCGGTATCGCTATACTCATGATTGTATTCAGTTGGGAATTCTACATCGTACAAATAATCATCGCCAAACAGATCCGACAAGGTTACCAGATCTCCGTAAAACGTAATCGTGTAGGCATACGGCTCTGTTCCCTTCAGTTGCACGCTCTCGATCTCCACCACTCCTGTACGGAATGGCAATGAGTTGATCTCGATTCTTGCTGACTGCCTGAACCGACCATCAAACGTGTTGGTAACGCTTGTGCTTGCAGCACCTGCATTCCATGCCGTATTCCACGCATTCCAATTTATACCGATGCTATTCCATACCGGATTGCCACCTGTCTCCGTGGTTATCTGGGATGCAGTGATATTTGCGTTGTAATAGTGCTGAAGTATCTCGTTGTTCCTCGGGCTTGCCGGAATAGTGAATCCTTGCGTAAAGTCCGTGAACACCTTGCTAATGTCCTGAACATTCTGCACCGATAGGTTGATGCTGATCTCCTCATTCTCAAAC